GTCAAGATAGCACATAGTAATTGCTCACCAATGCGAGAAGAACCAGTGTGTATGATTTTTGAAGGGCCCCCAGGTTGTGGTAAATCCATTACAATGACTATGTTAATTCAGACTTTAGGTGAATCGAATTATTCTCATGAAATAAAACCAACTACTGATGGGAAAGATTTTTATGATTCTTATAATAATGAATTCGTTTTTTATGTGGATGATTGGGGCCAACAAGGTAATTCTCAATACAGAGTGTTGATACCAATGGTTTCCCCTGTAAAATTACCATTACCTTGTGCGGAAGCAAGTCTTAAAGATACAAAATTTTTTAATAGTAAGTTGATATTGGCTACGACTAATAACTTTAGAAATATCAATCTTATGAGAGACGATGGTATTGCTGATATAAAGGCATTGTGGAGGAGAGTCTTGTTGATAAACAAAGACAATTGTATATATGATAATGAAAGAAAGTGGTTTTCAGGAAAGGTTGGTGTGCAGTTTTTTGATTTGCAGACGAATCGGTTTGAGAATGGATTTCCTCCTTATATTTCTAAGGTGATAAAAGATAAGCAAATCCCAATCCATCATGAATTTGTTTTCCGAGAAAATAATTTAAAGAATTATTTGGCCTGGTTAAATGATATTGCAAGGATAAGTTTGCATGCGAAGCAGATTGGGTGCAAAACATTCACTTTGACTCCAGAATATATAGATGATGTCAGAGAAAATATGTTATTTAAAGGAGAAGGATGGTTTTCTTTGTTTCCAGAACCAACTAAAGATATAAATTTAAGGTCAAGGTTGAATGATGAATTCCCTGATTTGGTAAATCGACAGTATCCGGATGATATTGAGGATGATATAGCTCGACTGGATAACCAGATTTTCTTTGAACAATTAGAGGAACCTAGATTAGCTTTACCAGCATCTTATCATGTGCTACCTAAGAGTGATATGGGATGGTGGATTGGTCTAGTTAAAGATAAGATGTCTTCCCTTCTATATAAGTTAGCTGGTGTTGTTGCCGATGTTATAACGGTGTACAATAATAATAAAGATACTTTTCATAGTATCTTTTTGGTTTCTGGAGTTCTTGTAGCGTATGGGATATTTATGGGACTGTTTACTTACACTGTGAGTGCTGTATTGCCAAAACAACAATCATGGGTTGCAGAAATTAATGATTTAAGCTTAAAATATTTGAAAGAACCCCATAGTTCTATTACTGCTACTAGCAAGAGTGTTAAGTTTATTGAAATTATTGGAGATAAAGGAGTCACTAGTTATAGTGTCGGGCTATTGTCCGGCCATTGTATTTTAGTCACAAATCATAGCGTTCCCAATGGGGATTTATATGTTAATGTATACAATGATTGGGACAAGAAGCATAGGATTATAGATCATATGAAAGTAGAAATTTTATTGCAAGAAGATCAGGATGATGTGATTATATTAGCTCTGCCGCGTAATTTCCCTACTCCTTTTCCTAATCTTAGCCATTTCTTTAAAGAGGAAATATCAGGGAGGATGAACAGCTTTTTAGTTACTCCGCGAGTGACTGTAGCGTTGGATAATATAGATGCAACGAAACATTCTTGCTCTGCTGTTTACAGACAAACTCTCGGAGATAAAGAATTTGTAAATAAGTTTAAAAAAGATGATTTTTTTTATTTTTTGAGAGGATATGGTTTGTGTGGCTCATTAGTTATGGGACAAGATATTGGGATTGTTGGATTTCATGTTGCTGGGAATGAGCAGTTGGGGGTTGGTGTGTCTTTAAAGTGGTCTGATAGTGTTAGACGGAAAATTAAAGAAATCTTGGCTGCTGATATAAATTTTGTAGGTGTTCCTTTTTCTTCTAAAGTTATCCCTGAGAGTAGTGTGTTAAAATTAGATAAGAAGATGC